ATGCAGACCTGGAAAATCCGATCGCGCCCAGTGACACGGTGGTAAAACTAATCGAGTTCCTGGAGCAGTGCCGGAAGAAGTGGGGCTTTGCCAAGGATGTCTATGTAGACAATGCCGACCAGGCAACTATGACGGAGCTGAAAAAGTATAAGCGGCTGCATAGCTGTCTTTACAATTTCTGGGATGCGTATAAGAAATTGACTATTCTGGACCGAATCAAGCTGCAGCTTGGCTGGATCCAGCAGGGCTGCTATCTGGTGGTTGATGAGTGCCCGGAGCATCTGGCTGAGCTTGACAAGTACAGTTGGAAGGAAGATAAGGACGAGCCGGAAGACCGGAACGACCATACGATAAACGCAAATCAGTATGCATGGATCCCGTACCGGTCCACGATAGGTTTTGAGGAGGATAAGCAGAAATGAGGTGGCTGGAAAAGATGGGTGACAATATTCGCCGAGGCGTAAAAAGCTGGCTGCAGATAGATTCAGCGGCGCCGTACAGCATCCAGATCAGGGAGATGATGGACTTTGAGACCAATGCCATCCGCAACCGGATCTGGTATCGTGGTGACGGCAATGAACTGGAACAGCTTTACGGAACTCTGAAGGATTATGCTGATAAATACAAATTCTGGGCCAGCAAGAGCACGCCTGGCATTGAGATGCGCAAGATTCACACAGGCTTGCCCCAGTTAATCGTTAAGGTGCTGGTTGCTATTGTGCTGTCAGACATGAATGACTTCGATTTCGACAGTGGTAAGCAGGGTAAGATATGGGAAGCCATCGAGGAGCAGAACGGATTCAGAAAAAAGATGGAAAAGGCGCTGAAAGAAATCCTGTACATTGGGGATGGAGCTTTCAAAGTGACGATCGACACGATGGTGAGCGAGTATCCAATCCTGGAATGGTATCCGGGAGACCGGGTTGAAATGGTCTATCGGCGCGACCGGCTGCGCGAAG